TTGATTCACCAACTGAGACATCTGGTTCATTCATGCTTCCGCAGTGACAATGGCCGCATGGACGATCGAAATAATATTTATTCATGTAGGGCGTCGCTTCTTTCTGAATGATACGCTTTATGACCAATGTACTGTACGAGACCATGAGAATTCCAATAGCAAGAAGGAAGTAGAAAGTATTTTGAGTATAGATGCAGGCTGCCAACGAAAGGATAGGACATAGAAGGACGCTAAGAGAGATTATGTCGTACAAAGTTTGCATCAACGTTTGCGAAAATATGAACAGGTCTTCTTCCCTTACATGGTAGAAATAAATACTTCAGGCAAATCGAACATTGATTTAGTGTTTTCGCCACCACATCCAGTACCCAAAGCACGCAAGAAGGCCGATACAGATGAGAATGATACAAATGGCGAATATGACGTAGGATGAATCCTGCGTTGGCACGGGACATAGTGGACAAGATTCTTGAGACAATGGACAAGATGTATTTTCCTTATTTTCTGAAGAAGTGATTGTTGATTTACAAAAGTAATTATCTGCGTTTTGTGACGTATACGTTGTGTCGTATTCCTTTTGAACGTCTGCAAAGCTGTACTCGCGAGAACCTTTTCGTCGATTCACAGAATTGTGTAGATTTATGGCCCATTGAATGAAACTAAGTCTGCTTTCTAGATGTATTTCTATTGGATTCTCTTGAAAATAAGCTGTGTAATGCTTACGACAGGTTTCACAAGGAAGCATATACTGCAAAATGCGGAAAAAATCATAGTGGTTTCTTTTCTCTAAATAGGAAGGGTTTTCCGGGTAATTAAATGTGAGGGTGTGAATAACAAACCAAAATGCAGGTCCCCATATTTCTGGTTTCATTGATTTCTATATAAAGAAATAGTGGTATCTTTAGATCTATATTCTATTGATCTAACAGCAGAAAATATTTCCATGAGTTCCGCACCAACGAAGCAAAACTTACTCATGCAATCTTTATCTAAATTTTTTTCAGATGCGGAAAACATGCAACAATTTCTTGAAATTTTGAATACAAAGTCACGTATATCTTTACGTGTCATCGATTGGTTCATTACAAATTTCTCTCGCGATCACGATGTAGCTTATGTGTCGTCTTCCAAGGATTTGTCCGCTGAAGTTTCGCCATTTATTGTACATGACTCGTATAAATCACAATTGAAAGCGTACTCAAAGAAGCAATTTGATCCTTTTTGTCGCCGTGCACGGATTAACTTCTACTATGGTCCATCGAAAAAAGTGGTCACCACTGTTGGTCAGATGAATTTTTTTCGTTGGTTCATCGAAAACAAAATTATGAAGTATGTCGAGTCAAACATTGACGACATTGAGAAGAAAATGCGAGAATATGTAAAATTGACAAAAGATAGTCAAAAGAGTAGAAAACGTCAAGTGGAGTCATCGGGATCGAGTGGTGGTGCGGCGGTTACAGCGACATCCAGATCCAAACGACGATCGCCACCAATCAGTTCGTCCAGTGTTATCACGAAGCATAAATTAAAAATGGTACTTCATTTTCAGTGAAAAACAAAAAATCCGCAAAAAAGTAATTATCTCGATTTCTCTCTGATAAGAATAAAGTAATGGCCAATATTAAGAAACGAATCTACCTGTTTCTCTTTCTGTCGACATTTTGTGCACTTTTCTGGTTCAGCGAGGAAATATACAATATATACGATCGAAACCGATATTGGTGTGCCATTATCTGCTTTGCTGCCGTCATCATAGGTATCGCTTGTGTCGTTTTCCACCAGACGTTTTCAAGTACATTATACCAAGTAATGGTGTTTGAAGCACCGGTTCCAAAGCTGCGACCGAAAAAGACTGGATCGACGAAGAAGACGACAACTACTCGAGCGGTTTCGGGATACGCCAAACGAATGGTCGCCGCCAAGCAACAATGGCTCTGTGGAAACTGTAAAAAAGTACTTCAGGCGGCATTTGAAGTTGACCATATCATCGCCTTGTCACGAGGAGGAACCAATCAAGAGAGCAATCTAGTCGCTTTGTGTCGTGATTGCCATGGGGAAAAGACATTTAGAGAGAGAGCATTTTAGATCCCGAATGAATAAGGGAGAGAAGCGATTGAGGGTCTGGTTCCATGTCAAAAAGATTTTTCTGCTTTTCAACAAAAGTCGTCATCATTTGAAGTTGAGAGACTCTTTCTTTTATTTCTGCGCAACTCGCGTCTACTATTTCTTTTCGCCGACAAAGTATATCGCGGTAGTCTTGAAGCATACTTTGAAGTTGTGACTTGCTCGAGGGTACATGGATGGAATAGAAATCACGGTTGAAACACATAAAATCTTGCAAGCAATATTTATGTTTTAACGTTTCGTAAATTCCATTGTCGAAATTAGGCACGGAAAGGTTTGGATCACATGGACTACTTGGTATTTTTAAGTTTGATAGAGAAAGCAAATCAATCGTGCTTGAAAATAATGGGCATTGTTGCATTGATATCTCATATCCTATGATTGTCGAATCAACATAAATCGGTGACGAGAAATTCAAATCTTTCGTTAAATCTCGGAACAGAAGTCGATTGGCAAAAGGTTGAGCTATCCCATGAAAGAGTACTGGATCAAGCCATTCTACATTGTTTGATCGAAGAAACATTTCGACGTTGGTGATACAGACTTTGTACAAGTGTTGCAATCTTTCTGCAATTTTTAAGAGTATTTGAACTCGCTTCATTTCGTTGCGGGTATCAGTTTCTTTACGATAGACAGCAGCAAGGAAGACTTTTTCATTGTCCGGTCGAAGCGAATAGTTTGAATTCTGAACAAGGGCTTCCACCACTGTCTCTTGCTTTTTAATAATTTGCCGCTTTTGCAAAAGTTTGGAAAATGCTTCTGTCATCTAACTATAAAGACCCTTTTTAATTTTTTACGATAAGCGATTGGAAGAGATGGATACCATTTTCTTTAGCATCCATTTGCGTTTTGATCAAATCGGCTATAAATTGGATATTCGACAAATCCAATTGATTCTGTGTTTTATTGACTTCTGTTTTCAAAGTAATGCGTTTGTAGAAATATTTCAACTTTTCTACCAATTCTTGCCAAACTGGATTCATGAGCAGCATGTAACTCTCGATGGTATAGATTCCAGAATCAGGTAAATCACCTACGTCAGTTTCCAGCGTACCAGTTGGAGAACATTGGTTAATCAGAATTTCATAAGTTTTCGAAATGGTCACTTGCACAGGGACCACCTTGTCAAGTTCAAGGGTTGGATGAGTCTGGAAAGCAAAACAAGCAACTCCATCGGATGGAAATGTAATTGCCTCGTCATACATAAATCCGTGGTCGATCCAATCAATTTCGAATTCGTTTTGGTTGATTTCTTGAAGCACATTCTGAAACCGCCAAATTTGTTTTGGGTCTGGAAAGATCGCTGACATGCTAGTTTCGACTTGGAATACAAGAATGTCAAAAGAAACGTTATCTGCTCTTTCTTCTGAGAAATGGATTTTCAATACAGACATGGGGTTTGCATCGAAATCTTCTTTTGAGTCAAAATAATGGGTGACTTGCCATGACGCTTCCCGAAACTTCTGAACACCGAGCAAATATAGATGATCGCCACATACGGCGATGTTCTGATCTGTTAGAATGGTGTAACTGAGTACCATTTCAATCATACTTTCGATTGGATTTGTAATTTGTAAAACAGGTAAATGAATGTCAAGAGTTTGATGAAATGACAATTCAGGAAAATAATAGCGAACGTATGAAGTGGATGTATCGACAACATTCGTCCAGGATATATTTCCCAATAGAAGTTTGACCATGACTTGTTCTTTGTCATGAAGCTGACTAATTTGCTGCAACTTTTCCACAAAGATATAAATGTTTCTTTTACCGTCGGCACATTCAATGAAGGCGGTTAATCTCTGGTAAATATCTTCAAAGAATACATGACTTTTTGAAAGAATGGTTTCAAATACGTTTTGAAGAACCACGGCTTCTTGAATTTTCGTTCTGGCACTCTCTAGTGCAGCAATTTCAGTTTTCCATTTCTCAACTTGTTCTGTTGTTCGTTTCTGCTGCCGGCTCATTTAATAAAGAAAGGTGGAAAAATATCACGGCTTATTTTTCTGCGTTTTCAGATTTTTCCTTCACTTCCTCGCTTCGCTTTTTCATTTCAGGAGTAGCATAAGTGTCAAAGAAACTCTGTCCGACTTCCACGGACGCCTCTTCAAAGGTTTGACTTCCGACACGAACCTCTTCATATTTACTCAAAATGTATTGTAAATGATCCAGGTTACAGTTTTCTGAATAGAGCATTTCAAAAAATGATGGATAGGTATCGTAAAATTCCTGGAACGTTTTCAATGCAACCTCTTTCTCAACTCCTTTTTCTTTTGCCTCACGAATCTTGTTCACCCAAGAGCGAATATCAATCAGCTGTACTGTAGTCATTGTTGTAAAGGATACGATTTTGTTGTTTTAGTATAAGAGTGTATCACAGAGTGTCTTTATATTCAGCGCGGATTCTTTTATCCTCTTTTTATGGTTTAAAATAAATATGCATGTGTTCTACGATTCTGCCAAATTCTCGTTCCGTCGTTATACACGTCAGAGCGTCATGAAGAATTTCCGGGATAGTTTGCTGAAAGGTGATTTGGAAGCCTCGTGTCACTGGGCAACAGAGATGGACCTTTCTGACTGGCAGGAAGAAATGTGGAATTCTTGTTTTGATTTTGCAGTGCGCCACACCATCCAAGGATCCCCGAAAATTGCCATCTACCTCGAAGAAAAGTTTCGGAATTTCCTGAAAGTATTTGAAGATGCCTCCTTGGGAGGATACAAAATTCACCAGTTACCCGAATGGAGAAATACCTGGATTGAAATAGTTGGCGTACTTTCTTTGACGAAAAAGAATGCTGAAATTTCGACGCTTCCAAGAATTGAAGTGGGACAACTGGACGCCTTTGTCGACACTGTGAAAACTATCGAGACGCATACTCTTCTTCTCAACTTTCCTGAGTTTCTGTCCCGAGAACCCGTTCATCATATACTTTTAAAATTCATCTCTCAAATCCTGAAAGATATTGAAATCAATCGAGTTTCACACGCTTTCACTACTTTGGCTTTTCTTCTCGAGTATGACAATCATTTGAAGCGAAATAAAGTGAAGATGCAATGTGTGTTTCGATCAAAGGTGCCTGCATTTTCAGATATTTTCTTGAAAACTTTGATTACCAAGAAACCTGAATTGGATTCAAGAAATCGCGACTGGATATGGGTTCTTTGGGATGCTCTTGAAGTACTGGCTTTAAATTATCAGAACACATATTATCTGTTTGGTGCTCCCACGGACCTTTTGTGTCGGTCGTTGAAGGCCATGCGATTCCAATTTTCTCTAGGGTTTGATAATCCTGGCCAAAAAAAAGTACGAATCGCTTTTTTAGTACAAGCAATGATTACAATCGCTACGTTCCCTCAGAGTTCCAAGGAAGAATGGTCAAAAGCAATCGTCGATGTTGAAGGAGCGAAATTGGTTTTCTTGGCAAAGAAGAATATTCAAATTATGTATGACGACATTATACAGCAAAGTCCTCAAAAGCAGCCCGTAAAAGCAATGCCACTGCCTTTAGCACAAGTAGCTACACCGGTACAAAGAGTGGCGACTTTGGATGTAAGTGCGGCGGGAGCTACTGCAAAGAGTGTGATACTAACTGATTCTATGGAGAAAATGAAACTTATGGAAATGTTGGATCCGTTTATGCGATGACGAACTAAGGTGGATTAGATACGCTCAAAATAGAAAATGTATTGATGATCATACCCTCTTTGCTCAAGCTTAGAATGTGCAGAATACTTGAAGCCATTCGAGCAAATAACATCGACGGAATCTTGTAAATTCAACATCGTCAACGTATGATGGTGGCGTCGAACAAGATTTTTTGATGGAATGACGAATTGTTCCTGAAATGTACCTTCTTTGTCCTGATAATGAAATGAACTCTTGTACAACATATCTGAAAACACAATTTTCGATATATTTGTTTTCAAATATTTTTTCAATGAAAAACCTGCAAATGGATTGGCAGCGTCAAGAATCGGATCAAATTTTTCCGGATCCACAAGATGAACCGCGAAGATACCCCCTTTTCTCAACCAGGTCTTAACATTGACAGATATATTTCGGCTACTTGCATAATAAAACGAAAAGTAAAAACATATACATACGTCAAATCTTTTTGCTGGAAAAAGCGATGTCGTCGTCATGTCACCTTGCGTCAACTGAAATGAATTGGTACCTTGTTTTTTCACTGCCTGGAGCTTCTTCTCAGCTATCTTCAACATAAATTCGCTGTGATCAAGACCAACCACGTCATACCCTTTCTGATAGAGTAGCGTAAGGTGATCTCCGGTACCACATCCAATGTCGAGTATGCGAGCCTCCTTTCCAATATGTCCACACAATTCATTTACTTCATATTCACATAAGGTTTTTTTATAGTCCGATACCATTTTCTGATAGACCGTAGCATAGAAAGAATCGTAAATGGCCGAAGAAGATTTCAAAAGTACTTGCTTGTAATTCGGTTTTATTTTCCACGCATCGTCTACAGAATCGTCGTCAAACGCAGAGGCTGATATTGTTCCGTCGAATGATTCATGGTTCCGATGATGCAACGAAAGCCGAGCAATCAGGAACAATAGATATATAATCAAAATTGCACAAATCACAAAGATAAAAATCAGTATCATCGTTTTACTTTATTTGCAAGATATTCTCTTCTACATTAGACGTGACGAAATGTTTGTTTGTTGTTGTTGAAAAAAATGATCATTATACATTGCACGAATCCGAAACGAAATATTTTGCGCGCATTTTTTCGACAGAAGAAAGACTATGGAAGAAAGACAGAGAGAGCTTGACGAAAGACAAAAAGTAGTTGAGCAAAAGGAAAAGAAAATGGAAAAGAAGAAAAAAGAATTGGTGTATTTTGAAAACGAACTTTCGGAGAGAGAGAAACTCATCAATGAGCGTGAACGAATCTGGGAAGAGAGTCGTCTTGGACAACAAGTACGTCTTGGTATGCGAGTACCAGGCCGTTCAAGACGCTTCTGTTACAACGGATTCATCATTGGTTACCAACCGCAAGACGAGAGGAGCCCTGAAGCTTTCTGGGTTGTGCGTCACATGGATGGAGATGAGGGTACTTTGAATGCTGATAAGTTAACGAAAGCATTGAAAGATTATGCTCGCTGGTTAGCTAGACAAAAAGCTCCACCGGAGAAAGAAGAAAGTGACGACGAAGAAGATCTGTAGTAAATGCATTAGATTTTTTATTTTTATCTCAGCTAGTAATATAATATGTCAAAACTTGAAGAAAGATCAGTAGCGGCTAATCAAGAAGCCGATGACCCTGAAATAGAGGATATTAAATATGTCGAGGCGAAAGATGAACAGCAATTGAAATCTTTGTATGACAAATTAAAAGATTATCAAAAAGATTTACGTCGAATTCGTCAAAAAATAGCAGATTCAGAAGCTGCAAATGAAGAGAAAGCGCGACTTCGTCTCGAAGATATCAAAAACCAAGAAGCTATCCTCGAATCGAACAAAAAGAGCATCGATGAAGACATGCACAAATTACTGGATTTGCAAGAGAAGAACATATCTTTAGAAGAAGAAATTTTGATGCTTCGCAATAGTTTCGAGACGGCATTGCAAGAATCCGAAGTGGAGAGGTTGACAAAAGTAGAACATCTGCAAAAGACGATTGTGGTTCCGAAATCACTTACAGATAGAACGTTGAGATACGAAACTGAATTTATTCAAAATGAAATTACAGATTCTCTTGTGCTTTCAAAACCTTTTTCACAGAGCCAAGACGTTGACGATGAAATAGAAGATGACGTTGTAAATAAAACAAGTCATCGTGTCGTGAGTTGCTTGGAGAAACAAGTGACGAAAATGATCACTGCATATGATAACCAAGAGGAGACATTTCGACTTTTGAAACTTGTACCTTTTCTGCGAGGGTACGTGGAAGCGTCTATTAGTTCGAGTCTTAAAGAGACCAAGAAAATGATTTCTTCTACGCGCAAACTTTTCGAAATCACGTCTATGAATCGTAAAAAGGGAGATGACGAGCGTGAAGAGTTTTTGCGTCGACAAAATATATTGACGGACTTCTTCTCTGGGAAAACCCCTGGTTCATGTAGCTTCGTCATTCCTAAACCAAAAGAAGGCGTGCGTGAAAACCTTTGCGTTGTCACAAAACCAAAATTGCAGCATTTGTTTGTGGCCAATTATTTGAAACCTGGTACTCCAACACGTGGAATTCTAGCCTGGCATAGTCTTGGATCGGGAAAAAGCGCAGTGGCAGTACTTACTTGTGCGGAGCATTTGCGAGATTATGTTGTCAACAAGAACGAAGATGCACGTGTGATTGTTTTCATTGTCAGCGAAGAATTAATTGAAAATTTCAAGTCAGAGTTTCGAAAGTTTTTAGATTACGAATATGTCTTTGGTGAGAAGTACCCTGATGAAAGTGATGTAATTGGCAGAAACGTTGCCGAGGAGAAGAAGCGGAATCTAATGAACGAGTGTATTGTAGTCACAACCTACAAACGTTTCTGTGGAGCTCTGTGCGGCGTGCAAGTATGGGATGTTGAAGGTTCGAAAGTGTTTCTCCCAAAGACTTCTACCATGAAGAAAAGAGGACTTCGAGGTATTCGACAAGGTGAGCATCGTCCAGATTCCAGAGAAAATCCTTTGCTCGAAAATACACTGGTCATCGTCGATGAAGCACATAATCTTGTACGTCCAGATTCGAAGAAAGGTTTATTTGTTCCAGGATCGAATAATTTGGATAAGATATTCCATCCACATGTTCTACGGCGATCTCTTCAGTGGACAATCGATGTGAAGATTCTGTTAATGACAGCAACCCCAATGACAGAACACGCAAGTGAAATTGGGACACTTATTAATTTTATGAAGCATGAAAAGGAAGACAAGGATTTTATGTTTCCATATGCTTACGATGAAGATCCACGTCATCCTGGAAAACCCTTTTTCCCATTCAAGGGATATGGAGGTACGCGAAGCTCCAAAAACACCCTTCATGATCTGCAGAGAGTCAGTAAAGAGAAAACCCAAGTGGAATTTGACAAAGTGTTTTTGACAAAGGCGGGAGATAGTCAAAATGAAGACAGGTTCATGAGTTGTGCGGCGGGGTTTGTTTCATATTTTGAGAACACAGCGGATGGAAATTATTACCCTACCAAGATTATTGAAAAGGACAATGTCACTGTAGCCACTTCTGAAATTGTAAAAGATGTCAGGACCAAATTGTCCGAATTGAATAAAGATACCAAAAAACCGAAATCACAACTTGAAAAATTGAAAAATTTGAGTTTGTACATCACCATGTCGGCCAATTTTGGAAAAGAGTCCAGAGGACGCGGGATTAACGAGATTATCAAATCGAAAACCATTGGTGCGGAAGAAAAAGTAGAGCAGATCAAGATCTATATTCAAAATCAATCCCCTAAATTATTTGAGGTGCTGCAAAACATACAATGGGGTGCGAATACGACGGAATCTAGAGCCCCTGGCGTTCCTGTGTTCGGAAAGCAGTTGGCATACACTCCTTACGAAAGTACGGGATTGACAAAATCGTCCAAATCGATAGTTGAGATTCTCACGCTAGCCAAAACGTACTCTTTTCCCGAAGGAGATATTTTCGGAAAATGGAGCGTCATTGGACTCACGGAATTACTTCGTCTGCATAGCTTTGTAAAGAAAGATTCACAATTTGGTGCATTCAAGAAAAATACGACAGAGTTTGACATGAATGGTCCTTTCACTGATCTTGGCAAAGTGGAAAGAATTGAAGCAGTATTCGACAAAACCGCGTTTGATACGTTTTTCAACACATTGACCGTAAATGGAACAAGACGTATTGCCATCGATATGAATAATATTGTGGTGAAAGATACAGATGAAGACGACGAGGATCGCAGTGGACCCAAGAAACCTCCTTCTTACAAGGCAATACCTCGTATCAAAGATATGATCAAGGAACTGTACAATTCTGAATGGAATAAAGAAGGTGAAATCATCAACCTTCTCCTTTTCAACAAATTGTTTTCGGAAGGTATTTCTTATTTCAATGTACGTAGTGTCCATATTGTCGGTACTCCACCTACTTCACTTGAACGGGACCAGGCGATTGGACGTGCTATTCGATATTGTTCACATAAAACATTGGATTTGTCGAAATGGACAGTTACCGTTTACAATTATGTGACTGTCTTGTCAGAAGCGGAAAAGCAATCATACCTTGAACAAAAGGAACAGGAGCGACTTGGTTTGGAAGAAGCACGCATTCCCACGAAGACAAGAAAAGCTGACAACATACATGAAAAAGGAACTCAGAAAGGAGGAGCGACGTTAAGACCCCGCGTTGCGAAGCAAGTAGAGGAAGAAGTAATGGTCCGTAAAGAAGCAAAGAAGCAGACGAAAAAGGCGACTGCGACAAAAGCAGTTGAAACCATGAAAAATACTCAGAAAAAAGAACTTCCAAATATTTGTGAAAAGATAAGTGGCGACGAAATGTGTGCTTCTGGAATCATGGAGTCACCAGATGTCGTCATTCAGCGATTTGCACGAGAAAACGATCGCAAAAGCACCATATTTCTAGATTTGTTGAAATTGGGAACGGTAGATTGCCCTTTGTTTCGAGGTGTAAACAGTGAACTTCCCCGGTCGTCTAAAGGCGAGAAAATCGCTTGCTATACCGTCATTAGCACGAAAACATCAAAAAATACAAGCGAGGGTGAAAAGTTGGGTGATGGAAATGCCGATGATTACGACGACGATAACCAAGATGATTATGATAGCGATGAGGACGTCGAGAACGAAAAGAAACTCACTTGTCAGGAACTAGGAGAAGATAAATGTGTCAACCGCGAGGACTGTGAATGGACTCCTGCCGGTATCTTCACGAGACCCATGTGCACTGTGTTACCAAAAGGTACGAGAAAACAATGCAATTTGATTAAGGATGCAAAATCATGTGACACAATGACTTCTTGTAAACGGCAGAACAAATTGTGTGTTGACAAAATCCCTTTCAACATCCTTCAAGAATTTAAGTTTGCCATTGCTTTTGAAGATATCATGACAACAGTGGTTCCTTTCTCTTACCCCACGAATGAGGAGATTGTCACTTTACTCAAGAGAATCACTCATCGATTGGGTGGAAATCACAGAGATAGCTATTTCCTTGCTGCTAATCCAATTGCCGAATTTCGAGGCGATCTGCTGCGAATCATCAATGCTTTGAAATTCAAGTTCAAGTACTTAGCAACGCAACGACCACTACAGAGAGAATTGAGTGCCATGATTAAGAAATGCATGTCCGATCCAGAAACCAAGTATATTTTCGAAGATCGTGGTATTCTCTCCGCCATTCAAGAAATCGCAGAGTATTTTAGAAAGAGGTTGACAAATGTACCAGTAGAGCCGGTGACCTATGAACTTATCAGTAATTACTCGCGATTAAAAGCGAAGAAGAGATCTATGATTTCGTTGGAAGGTAAACATAATGAACGAACGATGGATTATGTTGTCAAAATGACGTTTAATGACACAGAATATTATCTGATCTCCTCTATTTCTAAGATAACTCTGGATTTCAGCGCTTTGGAGGCGACGAAAACATTAACACAAATACATAAAGAAGGTAAGGCATATCCCGTGAACAGGTACAAAGATCCCACATACATCAAATGTCTTCTAACCTTTGACATCGCCCACGGGTTGCCTTCTGGTGGTCTCGATTTAGCAGCAGTGTCTTTGCGAATTCTTGGTTTGTATGAGCGGAAAACGGAACTTTAGATACATGCGGTTGCCATGGTTGCCACCATGTGGTAGCAAAAAGGGAAAAAAATGATATGTTGTAAGAGTTTATACATCAATTCTTGCTTACTACTTCTTACAAAGATACGAGAAAAAAGAAGATGAACACCGTGAAAGAACTTTACGTGAAAAAAAGAAACGGATCCAGTGTACCGGTCTCGTTTGACAAAGTACTTCGTCGTCTGCAGTTACTTGTTGCAAAAGATCCTCCTTTGAAAAATGTCAATGGAACTCTTGTTGCCAGAGAAGTATGTGGGAAGATTTTTGACAACGTGACAACAGAAGAGCTTGACAACTTTTCGGCGCAAATTGCCTCTTCGCTCTCAACACAGCATACTGAATACTTGGATCTTGCGTCACGCATTGTTGTCTCCAATCACCACAAAAAGTTTTCCTTGTCTTTTTGTGACACAATGATTGCATTTGGAAATGTGACAGACATTACAGGCGAACCGGCACCACTTGTCAATCACGAGCTACTTGCAGTTGTCGCTTCTCACGGTTTTGAGATTGATGGAGTCATTGATTATGAATTCGACTATT